ACATCGACGTCAGAGAAACTCACGCAACAATCCTCGCACGGAGTGGAGACGCCACAGGCGTCATCGCTTACGGAACGGACACTTACGACCTATACGTTTATGACGGCGCAAACTGGCAAACATACAACAACTCTTAAAACATTATGGCAAGCACATTAGAAACATGCGCAAACACGGCGGCGAGACCTGGTTCGCCGTCTGCTGGCGACACCGTCTATCAGGAAGACACTAAGCAGATTATCGTGTGGGATGGTTCTGCGTGGAAAGCTTACGACTCATCAGGAGCGGCGGTGAACGATGCGGACATTACTGGACTTTCACCCTACACATGGCTTCGCGGAGATGCAGGCATTTATACTGATGCGTCTAAATCTACGGTGGCGGCGCAAGGCGAATTGGTCTATACGTGGGCTGACCAAGCGGGGTCAATCGACTTTACCAATTCCACTGAATCGCAACGACCCCAATGGATCGATAACACAGCGGCCAATAATAAGGCTGGAGTAACGATGGCCTCAGATGGCCTTACGCACGTCGGTACGTCGTCAACCCAGATGTCGATGGATGATTACACGATGTTCTGGGTAATTTGGATCGGGTATGCCTCAAGTTCCTACTACTACAAAACCTCCGACAACATTTTTCGGGTAGATGCTAGTACCCATCCTAAGTCCACACGGACCGTTACTTGGGGAAACAACAGTGTAAACTACCCATTCGGGAATCCGGGTTTGGTTCAACCAACCGACTACTACATCTCCCCGCAGATAATAGCATTCCGGTCTGACTCCACGGCGGACACTCACGCTGTTTGGCGCAATGGCGGTAGCGCGAACGGCACGGATTCTAGAGGAGCTTTGGCGGCCACAGACTACCTATTTAAGGACGGCGTTACTACGTACATCGGTGCTGGCCTTGCGGTAGCTAACCCATTCACGTGGTACGACTATTTGGTATTCGACGACTCGTTGACGAACGCCCAAATGGACACCTGCTTCTCTTATTTCGGGACAAAATACGGAATCACTACTACGGCGGTAAGCTAACTTTATGAACAACGAATCCGCTCAAACAACCTACACGTCGTTGGAAGGTCAGCGATGGTCTTTCCTTGATAGAGGCCGTACCTCCGCTGAACTGACTATACCATACGTTCTACCACCGGAAGGACACGGATCAGCTACCAAGTACTACACACCATATCAGGGGATCGGGGCAAGAGGCGTCAACAACCTGGCATCTAAACTGTTAATAGCTTTGTTACCGCCCAACGCTCCGTTCTTCCGTCTGGTCATCGACCGTTACGAGTTGGACAAGGCCAAAGCGGAGTTAGGTGAAGAACAAGGCGAACAGTTACGTACTGACCTGGAGAAAGCTCTTAGCGAAGTTGAACGAGCCGTATCTCAAGAAGTCGAGGTAGAGGCGTTTAGAGTAGGCGTGTTCGAAGCTTTAAAGAATTTATTGATAACGGGCAACACCTTGTTATATCTCCCCGATGACGGCGGTATGCGTGTCTTTAGACCCGACCGATACGTGGTTAAGCGTGATCCAATGGGCAACGTCACACACATCGCCGTCAAGGAGACCGTAGCGCCTATGATGCTACCGGAGTCCGTTCGGAACGAAGTATATAAAGAGTCCAAAGAGGACACCTGTGAGCTATTTACTTCCATCTGTCGTGAAGGCGACAAGTTCGTTGTACGTCAAGACGTCAAGGGAATGCCCATCGAGGAGTCCTACGGCGAGTACGCTTTGGACAAGTCTCCTTGGTTACCTCTTCGTTACACACGCATAGACGGTGAGGACTACGGACGAGGGTTCGTTGAGGAATACATAGGCGACCTGAAGAGTCTGGAAGCGTTGACGAAAGCCATCGTGGAAGGATCAGCGGCTGCGGCTAAAGTACTATTTATGGTTAACCCCAACGGTACGACTCGCGCCCGTACTCTGGCTGAAGCTCCCAACGGGGCAATCGTTCAAGGGTCGGACGGAGACGTATCGGTATTACAACTAAACAAGTTCAATGATTTTAGAGTGGCTCAAACGGTTATGGCTCAGATCCAAGACCGCCTCAGTCACGCCTTCCTACTCAACAGCAACGTCGTTAGACAAGCCGAGAGGGTTACCGCTGAAGAGATCCGTATGTTGTCGCAAGAATTGGAAGCGGCGTTAGGCGGTCTCTACAGTATTCTTTCACAGGAGTTCCAGCTACCGCTCGTTACCCGCTTAATGGAGCGTATGAGCAAGAAGGATCGTCTGCCGAAGCTACCCAAGGACATAGTCAAGCCGACCATCGTAACGGGCGTAGAAGCTCTAGGACGCGGTAACGACCTCAACAGGTTGGACATGTTCCTCGCCGGAGCTAACCAGGTTGTCGGTCCAGAAGCGGTCATGCAGTACGTCAACGTATCCGACTACTTCAAGCGACGCGCTACCGCACTTGGCATCGAGACCGAAGGGTTGATCAAGACGGAAGAAGAGATTCAACAGGCGATGCAAGCGGCTCAACAACAAGAGATGATGATGAAGTTGGGCGCACCGGCAGTCGGTCCCGCTATTAACGCCGCCCAAGAACAGTTTATGGCTTCGGAAGAAGCACCACTGGAACAACAATAACAACGAAGGACACAAACGATGGCTGAATTACAACGAGTAGAAATCAACGAGAAAACGCCCGGAGAAATCGAACCGGAAGAAGTTACCGAGGACGTTCCCGTCAATGCGGAGGATGCAGGGAATGGGGATTCGCAAGGAGAGACCGTAGATGATGCGGAGCGTCCTGAGTGGCTTCCTGAGAAGTTCGACAACGCGGAAGACATGGCGAAAGCCTACGGCGAGCTAGAGAAGAAGCTAGGGTCGGACAAAGCGGACAAAGACGTCGCTGAGACTGAACCGACTCAAAGCAACGATATGATCGTAGAGGCGTCCAAGGAGTTCTTCGAAAAAGGCGAGCTTACGGACGACACCTATGAATCGTTAGCCAAGCTAGGACTTAATCGTGAGCTAGTAGACAGCTACGCCGCCGGTCAAGCCGCCCTTATGGAGAACCAACAGTCGGCTATCAAAGGCGTTGCCGGTAACGACTACGACGCCATGACGGAATGGGCGGGACAAAACCTCACCGATGAAGAGATGGACACCTACAACGAGGTAGTTACATCCGGTACGGTAGAACACGCCAAGCTCGCCGTAAGCGGTTTACACGCACGATACCAAGCGGCCAACGGTTCAACGGCTCCAAAGCTCGCTATGGGGTCCACGACGGGTTCAGCAACTTTACCCTATCAATCTATGCAAGAGGTCACCAGAGCGATGAACGACCCTCGATACAAGAGCGGAGACAAAGCGTATCACGCCGAGGTAGACCGACGACTAGCAGTAAGTAATCTTTAACATAAGGAACATCATGCAATACGTACAAGAAAACTGGGACTTGATTCTAGGCATACTAACGGCGGCTGTAGCTCTAGCTTCGGCTGTAGCGGCTATAACGCCTACTCCAAAGGACGACGGCATCGTTAAGAAGCTGTACAAGATCCTCGACCTGTTGGCGTTGAACGTCGGCAAGGCCAAAGAGAAGTAATGGGGATTATTGCGTCCATACTTAAAACGATAATCGAGTTCTTCCTCAAACAAACCGTCAATGAAATCAAGAAACCTACGACCGCTTCGGACGCTCACAAGTTGGAGCCTGAAGACAGGGATCGTTTGCAGTCTGCTCTTCGCAAGCGGTTGCGGAAGTAAACGGATCGTCTTTGTTGACGGTTCATTCGAATCTACCGACGTTGTTCGCCTAGCAGATGACGTCAAAGGTCACGTCTATTTTCCTACGCCTGAGGGCGGTTGGGAGAAGAGTTCTAACAAGGTGACCTTACCCGAAGGATGGTACGCGATACCGCTGACTTCCGACGACTAACAATTTATCACGCATTAAGCGACGAAGACGACTTGGCCGGGTGCGCCCGACAACCACGATTCCGACCGACGCTGTAGGCGGTTAAAACAAACCACACTACTAACAATTATCATAAGGATTAAATACTATGGCTAATGGAGATACCACTCCCTCACGCGCTGGTCAGATTAATTCGGCGGGAGACGCTAACGCTCTCTTTCTGAAGAAGTTTGCCGGTGAAATATTAACGACGTTTGAAGCGAACAACATCTTCAAACCACTACACACGATACGCACCATCGAAAACGGAAAGAGCGCTCAGTTCCCCGTGACCGGTGTTGCTACCGCTAACTACCACACTCCCGGCGAGAACATTGCCGAAGAGGCTGGACCGAAATACTTGAGCGACATCAAGAAGAATGAAGTTGTCATCACTATCGACGACGTGCTTCTCGCTTCTTCGTTCTTGGCTAGTATCGACGATGTAAAGAACCACTATGACATTCGTTCCG